AATCTCTACATTATTATTATGTAGATTTTGTGTACTAAGCTCAAACTGATTACGCATCTGTCTAATCCTAGCTTGATTCTGCTTACGAATACGTCTAGCCTCATTAACACCTTTCTGAGCTGCACCTGCTGCTTGTATTAAGCCAGATACTGCTGCCATTGCTAATACTCCCATATATCCTCCTATTCAAAGGGGGGAGTTATCTCCCACCCTGTTCTATTAATTGTCCTTGCCATTCTAGACTTATTATCTGTAATGGTGTGAACGTGTTTACTGTAGATATCTTAATAACTACATCGTGTGATCTTCCGTTTACTGGAAACTTAGCCTCACGAGTGTTAACTGGTTCTCTACCTACTACAATATTACCTAGTAATTCAGGTATAAAATTGTGTGTATATATTACTCTCTTTGTTCTCTCTACGGTTATATTTAACCGACCACTATAACCTAGTGATATAGCCATTCTTCTTAACATTAATAATGCATAACCAATCTTAGTTAAAGTACCATCTTGACTCTGTGATCTCGGTACTATTTCACTAAGTGTCACTGAGGACACATAGGTATTCCCATCTACACTATTAGCTGTACCAGATGTTACTAATTTACCAAGACTCTGCTCAACAGTTATTATACCATCAAGATTAGCTGACAACCCAGTGTCTGTAGTATAGTAATCAAGATAAGGTACATACCCTATTTGAGAATCAGTGTCTTCTGATATTTCAGCTGGAACTAATGATAATGTACAGAATAACGTATTGGTGTTATCTGTATCTTCAAATACAATCTTTATAGAATCACCATCTGAATAGATGTATTTTATATCGTACTTGAATGTCCATTTATGCCAAGCATTCTGTAAGATCTTACCTTCACTTACATAAGTATTTTGTATGTATAGGTTCTTCTTATCAGCATCTGTTCTTGCTAGAAATATATCATTAGAGAATAAACTCTGTACTATCTCACCTGCTATGAACTTCTCACAATGTTTTGTTACAGGATTATCAGTATACCCAATACCTGATTCAATATCTTGTTGGAAGGATTTAACCGTGGTAAAACTACCTTGTTTGATAGGGAAATACATTGCTCTACGTACGTTAATAGGTACGTTATTACCTAGATCAAATGAAGACACCTGTGCAAATATAGCACTAGATATGTCTAAGTTTGTAGGCATTGCTAGAACACTTTGAGATAGACCAGTATTAATTATGATCTTATTATCAATAGTGAATATATTATCTATCTTTCTATATCCTAGTTTACTAGAATCTAGTTCTAAGTCTACTGCATCACTAATTAGATATGAAGATGTAGTTGTTCTATACAGATTGTAATACTCATCAATAACACTGAACAGTAAAGTACTTTCTGAAGCAAATCCTAATCTAGAGTTATATAGTATAATATCTTTTATCTTACTACCTACTATAGATGGTGCTGGATTACTTAGATCATCACCTGCTGCTGGTACAGTGAATGTAGAATGAGCTACTGTTATAGTAGTCACACCTGCTTTAGTTATTGTAGCTGGCATAGTCTCATTATTTATAGTAGTCGTATAGCCATTAGTCTCTTCAACCCAAGCCTCAAATTCTGAACTATATCTAAGATAGTAAGTTGTTAAATCTTCATTAACGCTAGCATTGACTCTAACTAGAAAGTTAGCTGTACCTACTGGTGTTAATGAATCAGTTATGTCAATAGGTATTTTACTAGGCAATATTGATGGATTTATAATGGTCTTATCATTATCTCTCTCAGCTTCCTTTATAGTATATAGATACTCACCATAATCACATTCCACTGTAAGGTTGACTAAACTACCATCTCTAACTATACAGGTATTATTCTCCTGTGTTTGAGACTGTAAAGTAGCTGCCATTGTAGTAGCTATATTAGACGTTGAAACCGCTGTACCTGTAACAGTACCATCCATTAAACCCTTAACTATAGTAGCTGGTGTATCTGTTGTACCTGCCTTATAGTGTGCTACTGCTGTTGCTGCACCGTTTCTATATATCTTATATGTAGCACCTGATGTAGCTGTTGTTACCCAAAAAAGTGCTCTAGCGTTTAATGCAGTACTTGCTGCTGGTGTAGCATTGAGTGCCACTGTAATACCCCTATTAAGTATAATTAAACTGTCACTAGTTTCTATACTAGATATATCATTCTTATCTGTATGAGTTAAGTATGTCTTAACTGAAGCAGCTTGTGTGATTGTAGTGGTATTAGCATTGTTCTCATCAAATCTATATACTGTACCATCTGGTTTAATACCAAGTGCCACCTTTTCTTCATCAATTGTCATAGTGATCATTGCGTGTTCTTCATCATGATCCCACCCAGCATTCTGAGTCTCTACATCATCTAATGCTGCTGGACTACGCCTAGTCAACACTCCTGATATATCTGGTATCATGTTTACTTGTTCTTCAACTTGGTTGTCTAAGCGAACACTAGGTGCCTGTTGTGACACCCCGTTAATGAGGCTTCGTATTACTCTACTAATTAAGCTCATAATTACCCCCTATTTTTAAATGCTATATTCTGTGCTCTTGTAGATTCTAGCATGTTTAAATCTCTGTTGTCTATATCTTCAGCATCTAGTGCCATCTTCTTATTAAATACATCTTGCTGTATTCTAGAGTCTAACTCTGGTGAACCAAAGTACTCTGCGTTATATCTAAGGCTTGCTTCAGCTACTACATATTGTCTAAATGATTGTGGTAATAAGTCCCAAACTAATTCTGAAACAATATTAGCATATAAATCAATAGTGAATACATATGTATTTAGTCTTTTATTAAAAATTCTTAAACCTCTTTGTACGAAATACCCATTATCTCTAGGTATATCTACACGTATAGTATCTGTTGATAGGTTAATATAACCATCACTATCTTTAAGTAATAGTACTTCATCAACTTCATTGAACCAATATCCTTCTGATTGTTTTTGTCTTGAGATCTCTAGTAGTACTCTTCTTGCTACTACTGCTTGTTCATACGTACTGTTTACGTTTGAAACGGGTGCATCACCAGTTACACTTAGTATCTGATTGATTGCCTCTAATTCTGTTAATAATGCCATTTAATCCTCCTTATATTTTAGTTGTCAAAAAAAGGGGAAGCAATTAAGCCTCCCCCCTAAAAACCCCTAGGAGTTATTTATTATGCTTGTTCTTCACAGCCCATAGTAATTGCTGATCCATGATTAAGGATACCATACCCAACAGCCATTTTACCAACCATAAGGTCAGCTAAACGTGTAGGAATGTAATCAGTCCTAATAGATACAGAAAGTAACTCTAAGATACCAACACTTTCTTTTGCGAATAGAACACCATAAGCGTTCTCATCACCAGTTGTTGATGTAACAGCTGGAAAGTTTGGTGAGTACATTACTTTAGCACCTAACATCATAGGTACTTTACCACTTTGTGCGTAAGGATCATTAACCCAAGTAAGCCCAGTTTGTGCTGCATTGTTTAATAATGCAAAGTAAGGTTGTGGTCTGAATAAGAATACTGGATCACCAACGCAATCTTTCTCTCTAAATTCAGTCATTGCTTTATGCGCAAGAACAACTACTTGTGCACCAGTAAGTGCTGTGTTGAAATCATTTTGATCTTGAGTGATACTAGAGTATACATCATCAGCAAATGCTAATAGACCAGCTGTAGAAGCTGCTGAAGCATCAACGATACGTCCTGCTTCAATTACTTTAGCAATGATAGCGATATCTACTGATTTAGAGATAGCTCTACCAATCGACTCAATATGAGCAGATTTCGCATTGTAATGAACCATTGCACTATCTAGATCAGAGATCCAAGAATGTGCTACAGTAAGATCACCAATTGAGATAACTCTTTCTGTTGCTTTAACAGATTGTAAAGAAAGCTCTGCTAGAGTTTCTTCATCTCTGCTTGCTGCTGTAGCGTTACCTACAACTGGAAAAGCTTTAGATTTACCATTGTCAATACTGTCATTAGTAATTAATGCTCTTGCTACGTTATTTTCCATGAAATATTTTAATACATCAGTTGCTGCTTTACGTTCAAATAGTTGTCTATCTACCGTTCCGTCTAATACTGCACCGTTGTTTACACCTTGCGACCCATAAGCCATATTTTACTCCTTTGTTAGAATCCTGATAGATTTCTCTTTGCCTCCACTTGGGAAGCATATACAGGATCTTGTTGATATTTTACAGAATTAGCTTCTGCAATGTACTCCATTTGATTAGAGTACGGTCTTGTTGAATCATTAGCAGTCCCTCCTGCCTCGATTCTCTTAGATGGTGCTGAACCATTAGCTTTTAAGTATCTAGCTTGTAGACCCTCAACTGCTAATTTGGCTAAGCCAATGTCACCAGATTCAATTACAGCAAGATTAAAAGAAGCAATTTCTGAATCACTTAGATTGGACACTGCCCATTCTTGTAACTCTCCATATGCTGCTTGATCTCCTACTACACTTACAATCTCTGCATCGTTCTTAGCGACTTCAGCTTTGTGACCTGCGACAATCATATCAAAGTGCTTACCTAGACCTTGTTCATCTAGAGCTGCCCTTTGTTCTGGTGTCAATGTATCACTTAAAGCTGCATTGATTAGTCCATCTAATCCTTTTGAAAAATCCTCACTAGAGTCCACTTCTTCTACTGGGGCTTTTTTCTCTAATCCAACTGTACTACCAGTAGTCTCAATACTTGTAGAAGTGTCTGCTTGCTCACCCGTGGAGGCTTGCTGAGTTTCTTCTTGATTGGTACCTGCTGATGTGTCGATTGAATTACTTGTTTCAATATTCTCACTACTTTGTTCTGAATTTACTTGTTCATCACTCATAATTAGTTATTCCTTATTCTGGTTGTTGTTTAGCCTGTGCATTTATTGATGGTGCAATGGCTGCTTGTTGTTGTTCAGCTTCTTGTTGCTGTTGCATTTCTAACATTAATTCTTCTTCTGATTTAATTAATTCTGATGTACCTATATCTAAACTATTAGCTACTCTTGCAATCATTTCTGGTACCTTTACGTACCTAGCAAAATCTTGTCCTAGTGCTTGTTGCATAGATTGAATAAATGTACTGATTGAACTAAACTCTGTTCCTCTACCTAGGGCAGCTGAACCTGTTGTTACTTCTAAATCAATAGACTCTTTTAATGCATCATTAATTAAACCTTTCTTCTTCAATCTATTCAAGTATAACTTAACCAAAGGTTCCTGTAATACGTTTGCTAGTGTTGAATATATACCACCTAGAGATACCTCAAGTTCTTGTGAAACTCTTCTAATCTCTTCAGCTGTAACTCTTTCAGCATTACGTCTAACTGAGCTATCAAGCAAGAATAGTGTACTAAGATCTAGTCTAAGTATTTCCATCTCTTGTTGAGCTACTTGTAAGTCCATACGCTTATCAGCTTGTAATGTACCAACATCATCTGGTGATCCCATTAGAACATCACCTGAATTAGCTGAGGTTAACTTCTTGACCGTTAGTGTAGCATTAGGTTTAACTAGGTATATAATCCTAGCTGACTCTGCTGCTGCCTCTAATACTGATTGTCTAAGACCTTCATAAGATTGTAAGTCACCAATGAAATCTTCAACATATGATCTACCATAGTTCTCACCTCTGTCAACAAAGGGTACGAATATATACGGCATATCTTTTTCTTTGTATCTACCTTTGGTACCATCCATTTCAATGTCAATAATCTCTTGGTGTTCTTCATACATACCATCACTACCACGCTTAATCATTGTGTATACATTAAGTTCCTTTTTATCAGACTTATGTTCAGCTAGTAACTCAGGTGAAGCTTCAAGTTGTTTTTGCGCATCCTTATCTAATTCAGAGAAGAACATACATTCTTTAATGACTAGCTCTAGAATACGTTTACTTTTACTACGTTTGATACCAAAGTTCTCCATACTAATTACTTTAGGATTCTCTGATTCAGGTACATGTAGTATAGAACTACCACCAACAATACATTGCTTTAACATATCAACTAGTGAAGCTCTTAATTGTGATATTTCCATTTCACTTACAATACTTTTTTCTAGTATCTGAAGTGCTTGATCTATCTCACCTTCTCCTTTACCCATTTTCTTTAATGTCATAGGGTTTAAACCCATTTTAAAGAAAGCGGTTGCAGGTGGGAATAAAGTTAAGATAATCTTATTTGCCAAGTTATTAACGCCACGGGCACCTAGTGACTGATAGGGATTTCTATATGTATCTCCATCATTTTCTTTGTCATATTGTCCAGTGTATAACTGTGGTATAGTAAGCTTAGAAGCATTCTCTGCTCTAGTCATGTAGTTTTGTCTCGCTTTAGTTAGACGCTCATAACTTTTCTTAGCTTTCATTACGATTGTAATCCAGTCTTACCTTTAGACAATCCCAAGCCTGAAGATACTGAACCACCTTTTCTTTTTTTACCTTTGCTACCTAGGATAATGCTTGATCCTTTACTAGCATCTCTGTTAGCTGCACTGACTCTTAATTGATCCTGCTTAGCTTTTTCTTGTGCTGCAATACCAGCTGCTGCATCTCTAGCTGCATTCTGTGCTGACTTCTTAGCTATACGTTTGCTTTGACCAAGTGTTGCTACATCTACGATATCAGTACCAAACTGACCTACTTTAGAAGCTGCTTCACCAACACCGCCAACAATACCTGCTGCTGCTTCACCAATTCCACCTGCTGCATCTATAATGTCTCCACCTAGTACAGAATCAACTGCACCATCAATGTTTGCACCTGATGTTACATCATTTACTGCTTTAAATCCTGTGTCTGCTACATCTTGTACTGCTTTTGTTATTGCCTTTACTGGACTACTAGATCCACCCATAATTCCTCCTATTGTTTAACGAGCATAAGGCTTGGTAATGGTCTACGTAGCTTTGTAGCTTTTGCTTCCATTTCACTTATAACCTTGTTACACTCTTCTAACGACATAGCTTTACTGAAACCTGAGTTATCTACAAGTATCTTATACATGTCAATCTCTGGTTTATCTTTTATGTCTCTGTTTCTATTGTTTCTTTTAGGAGGCTTTTTATCAATATTAGCTCCATATTTACGCTCACTCTTATTTGTTTTTGTCATGCTTTTCCTCGAATTTTTCATTAAAACATTTTTCACAATATTCTCCATCATCCTTGGTACCTTCTTTACGTCTACCATATTCTGATAGATACCATAAAGTCATAACCTCTTTGTCACATTCATTGCAATTAAACGGCATCTTTAACCGCCTTACGTTTAGCAGCTTTCTTAGTCTCTTTCTCATCTAGTAAAGCTTGATCATACTCAACTACCCAATCAATCAACATATCATCACATACATTTAATATCTTAAATGGATTATAAGTTTCTTTGAAATTAACCAAAGCTATATAATCAAGTTGATGTAGTATACGTGCTTGACCGATCTGAGCAAGTAGTTCATCCTTAGCATCAATATCATATACCTTCTGATATCTAACGTAACATTGCTCTAGCATCTCTAACTCATTAGAACAGTCTCTCAACGCTTTCTCAGCTTTAACCTTACCGATCCTAGGGCATCCTTTGTAACCGTCTACAGTGTCACCTGTGAGCACCTGAGTATACAGGAACCTCATAGATTCTAATGGAGTCGGATGAACAAAGTTATGCGTCTTAAAGTCCCATTGACGTACAGGTATAGTCCTAAGATCCTTGTCTTGGCTATATATTGAAACATTGGTGTCACCAGATGTCCCAAAGATTCCCATACAATCATCAGCTTCTAAGTTTTCAATCAGTAATAGATTATACTTCCCAGCATTTTCTTTAAGATAATCTCTAAGCCATGTTAGACCTAAAGGTTTTACTACTGTTTTACGATTAGATTTATAAGTAGGGAAGTGTTCCTTACGATAATTCTTTTCACATGAGATAGAGTAGATTATATTCTCTCTACTATACCCACATTTCTCCGCAATATTATCTAAGCCATCTTCTAAATGTCTTACAA